GTCGTCGATGATCATGCGACCCTCTTCAAGAGAACCGTAATAACCAATCTTAGATTGACGTGTTACGAATTGATCGTCAGCAATAAGAGAGAACTCTTCGCCGGAATCGGAGTCGGTAGCGACTGCGCGAATCATTGATTCACGTGATAAGTCAACACCAACAATAGCTTGCTCTGTTCCTAGAATAGCTTGAGCTGCACCACCATTTGCTTGAACTGAATAGTTATCAGCAAAAGTTGTTGTTCCAGCAGCTGTTCCAAAAACAGTGTTCCACTTTTGCCCTACGCCCATTTCATTATACTCTTGAATGGATACTCCGTAAAACTCAGGAATTCCAGCGCTATTAAAAACAGCGTCACGCATAGTATCTGTACCTGCGATGCCGTCACCAGCAGTTGGGGCTCCGCCTGCTCCACCAATAGTGTTTATTGGGTTATAAGCTAAACCGCGAATTTCTTCTACGATTTCAGGAGATACGAGTAAATCTGTGATTCCACGACCACGGCGCTCAGCAGGAGTTCCACCATTCCAAGAAGTATTAATTCTTTTAGCTTTAGTGAAAAGCTTGTTTAAGTCCGAAAGAAGGAATCTTCCAGCTTGAGCGGAACGAATTATGTGCTGCTCGCTGTTGGTTGAAGCGTTTGCAAGTGCAGTCATTATCATGGTTGCAGAAGTCTTTTCTTGTTTAAGAAGGATTTCTTGAGCCATGCGTGTGAATGTTTTACTTACAACATCAAGTCTTGAACGAGAAGCATAACGCTTGTCGAAGCTCAAAGCGCTGTCGAGAGTATAAGTTGTGAACTTAAGCTCGCTTTGCGAAGGAGCGACTTGATTTGTTGGAAGTCCACCAGGAACTGATTGACTCCAAACTTGAATGTAATCTTCGTCAGTAATATCATGATAAAGGTCCAATGGAATACTTGGGCTTTCATCAGAATTAAACTGAAGAGAAGAGAACATGTTGCTTACGGTAGGGGCGCTATTTACGACTTCCGCTAAAACTGGACCGATAAATTCGGCTAATGCAGTTTGAGCTTCGTAAGAAACGTCTCTATTTTTCGAAGCCATAGCTTTTACAAGCTCGACTTGCTCGGGGGTTCTTTCTAAAGTAATTTTCATTTTTAAATTTCCTTGTGTTAGAAGCTTATCTTGCAGAGATATTTTTTGCTGGTTGAGTCATCGCTTTCTTCTCCGATAGCGAGTACAGAACCAACAACAGTGCCAGAAGCTGCTGTTTTAAGTTTTCCTGCTGTGGAAGAAACCTCAAGGTCGTCTCCTAAAGCTGGGGCGCTTGAAAAAGCAGAACCGCTCAAAAGGATAAGTCCTTTGGTCAAAACAGGAACTGTTTGACCTGGAAGAACGCCTTGAGCTTCGTCTAGTTTTTGTTTGTATGATATCATCTTTTCTCCGTTCTCGTCGAACGCCAAGGTTTCACGTAAAGTGATTCCAAGCGCACGTCCGGAGCCATTAGCTGGAGCTACGGTCATACCTGTATTAGCGGGGTATCCGTTGAATCCAATATGAGCGCCACTAAAACTTGCACCTAAATAATCACGAAGATTATCGGGGGTAGTTGCGCGCAATTCGGAAACCTCACCAGGTAGAGCTCCCGCACTTACAGAAACAACAACGCCTGCATCAAAGTCGCCTGTGCCGTTGCTTTTGAAATCCGCAAGGGTTTCTCCAGTTACGTCAAGAGCGAATAAGTTAACAACATCGTGCTCACTGTAGTCTCGGTATGGTAGTATTCTTTTTGCCATAATTTTTTTCTTCTATATATTAGTATGAAATTTTAACCGACTCCTTAAAAGTCTTTGCGAAACGATCGCGAAGGGAGGAGGGGGCTTCGGAAGAAGATTCGTTATTATTAATAACGGCTGCATCTTCAACCTGTACATTTTCTAAAGCGTCTTCGACTTGGTCAGAAGAATCTTGTTCTTCTGCTTCAGAAGCTTCTGCAACTTGGACAGTTTCTTCTGAAACGTCTTCAGCTTGGGAAGCTTCAACAGTTCCGATTCTCTTAGCGACTTCTTGAGCCACTCTTTCCTCGAAAGCTTTTTGTTCTGCAGCGATAAAATCTTTATTTTTATGTTTCCAGATTTTGGAAAGTTTTTCTTGATAAGAAGCGAACCCTTCCTCTGATTCATCAACTTGAGCAAGCTCTGAAGCTAAAATCTTAAGATCTTCATCGTCAAGATCGTAAACCTCGCTAAGAGCTTCCATTCTAGAATTAAATCTAACTTCAGCCTCCCTTGAAGAATTCTCTTGCTCTAAAGCTATAAGTTTATCCTTGGTTGATTTTAATTGCTCTTCCACTTCAAGCATTTTTTCTTGAAGAGAAGCTTGAGCTTGAGAAGCTTCTTCTTTTTCAGCCTTGGCTTTTTCTAGATCTGCAATATACTGTTCGCTTTTTTCTTTTATTGCGTCACTAAAAACCTTAGAAATGCTAGCGACAGTTTCTTCTGAGAAATCTTGCTTGCCAAGCTTTTCGTCTAAAGCTGCTCGGAATTCGTTGATAATTTGTTTTGTGTCCATAATTAAATTTTTATGTTGTTCTTTGTTTAGTACATCTTGTTTTTTTGATTGGGAAGTTTTTTTGCTTTTAATAATTATTTTGTCTATAGGTTGGTTGCGGCTAGGCTTGTCAGTTTCAGCCTGCCCGCTCTCGGCGACAAGCCCCTTTACGTCTGCAGCTGGATTTGACGTAAAGCCTATTCCAAGTGGATATATATTTCCAACAATTAATCGATTAACTTTTCGTCCGTCTTTTAATTGCCCTTTTCCTCCTGAAGACTTTAGATATGGGGCGTAAGCTTTTATTTCTTCGGGGTCAGATATGATGCTAGAGTCTAGCAAGTCATCTCCGCCGACACTAACGACATACTCGTTAAAACCAACCTCCCAGCTTGCAGATACAGCCTGAAAGAAATCGCTTTCTTGATCCGTGGAATTAACGACTAGCTCAGCAAACTCTTTGCTTGCGGTTTTATATACAACTGCAGCGAGTGCTATATTAAAAGGCTCATTCTTAATCAAAGCTGCCTCGTCGCTGATTAATTCGGAATATTGACTATACTCAGAAAACCCAGCAGAAACTATATGTCCAACAATTCTATCTCTATCGTGTTCAATATTTGTCGGCTTATGCACAAAATAATCCTTAACAGCTACCGCTGTTTCGCTATCTATACCGTCTCCGTTTTTATTGAATTTGTTGACTACGGCAGCGTTAAATGCTACGGCAAGCAAATCTATATTCTTATCTAAATTTATATCAGAAGGAATCAATGGGCGAAGAGACTCTATAGAAGCTTCGCTAATTTGCGATTCTTGCATTTGGCTAGACGCGCAAATAACATTATCGAACGTTGTTGTATACTTATAAGGTAAAGACATTTCAGTTTAATACACTCACTTTATAAACATGGGAGTAAAGGTTGCAGGAGCTTTCTGTATTTTTGAGTCCATCATATCATAATAAAGTTTAACCATCCAATTTCCAAGAACCAATGCGGAATAACTATCTTTCCTTGCTTTCTCAGGTCCGGTTTGCCGCCTCAAGCTCGAAGGCAAGTCAAAGCTTTGAGTGCCTGCAGAGGACGTTGTTATTTGAACTAAAGAGCATTGCGTTTTAACTAAATTCATCATATCAAATTGGTGTTCAACAAAGTCTATCATTTTTGCGGAATTAGTCTGCTTCTCTTGAGATTGAGAGGTTTTCAAGAATTCGATTTTATCTATCGGTATTTTTTTTCTTCTTTGTTCGTTGTATGAATCATCGATAGCGCGGGAACCAAACAGTATTCTCCTGTGGTCAAAGTTCGACTGTAAAAGCTCGTTTGCCCTTCGTATCCATTGGCTAGTAGGCTTCCTTAAGTAGCAAATAGTTTTATTTTCCAAGTTATACTCTCTCTTTCCCTCTACTAATTTTTGCTGATAATTTTCTATATCATCAAAGTTTGTATTTAAGCATTGTATATTTAGTTTATTTTTCTTGAATAAGTTACTCTCGTTGGCTGCGTTTATAAATTGAACACCTCCATTATAATCTCCCACAATAGATACAATATTAAAATGATTTAATAAATAATAAAAATAATTTATATGCTGTCTTAAATTTGCACCAGCCAACGCGTAGCTATGAACTACGACCCCGATCTTTTTTTCTTCATTTAGCTTTATAACCATCATGGCAAAATCATCACTACTCTCGCTTTCTGCCCAGCTAGGGTCAAAAGCGAGGATGTATTTATCTCCAGGACTTCCAACTATTTCAGTGCATGGATTTTCTCCATCCTTTAATGTGCATGCTGCCATTTTAGAGGTTTTAAAATATCCAGAACTATCATCAGTAAATATAGCCCCAAACTCTCTATCGAATTGGCTCTGACTCATGGTCGACTTTGCTTGGCTAATTAAATTTTGATCGTATAGCTGTCGGGGAGCGCAGTCATAACTAAACTGCATGATGGTTCTGTGAGCATCCGATTGTTTGTTTCCTCCAACCTGAATTAAATTTTCAAACTGCTCATAAGCTTTATACATATATTCAAATTTATAACTAGCAGAAGAAAGAGCTATCAGTTTATTGTTTGGCCAAATATGTCGGTCGCTTTCCTGAAGCTTGCCTTGTCTGATTAATTCAGTTTCAACATTATAAATATCTTCCCTCTGAGTTGGGTTTTCTACAACACTCAAAAACGGTATTATAACTTCATTATAAATTCGTTCGGGCATTAATGCAAATTCATCAATAATTATCCTGTGAAAGCGAAACCCCCGAAGCTTTTCTCCGTCCCCCAAAGGCAG